TTGAGCGAAGTGTGTATCAACGAGAAGCGAATGGTAAAGGGCGGTATGTTCAGAAGACAGTCAAGAAGAGGCTGACTACCAAGCAATACCTGATCGTAGCGAGAGGTGCCGCAAAGTCTATGTATGCAGCATGTATGCAAGCATACGTACTCAACGTAGATACCGACACCACTCACCAGATCACAACCGCCCCAACCATGAAGCAGGCCGAAGAGGTGATGTCCCCACTGCGAACCGCCATAGTCCGGTCGAGAGGGCCGCTATTCCGGTTCTTAACAGAGGGGTCTGTGCGGAACACCTCCGGCTCTGCTGCTAACAGAGCTAAGCTGGCGTCGACAAAGAAGGGCATCGAGAACTTCTTGACAGGATCCATCATTGAGATCCGACCAATGACAATCAACAAGCTACAGGGTCTACGACCTAAGCTGTCGACAATCGACGAATGGTTGTCTGGTGACATCAGAGAAGACGTTGTCGGGGCAATTGAACAAGGAGCCTCCAAGATGGAGGACTATTTGATCATTGCTATCAGTTCTGAAGGAACAGTTCGGAACGGTTCTGGCGACACGATCAAAATGGAACTTGCTAGCATTCTTCGTGGTGAGTATCAAGCACCGCACATTTCGATTTGGCACTACAAACTCGACGATCTCGAGGAAGTTGGCCAACCTGAGATGTGGATCAAAGCTCAACCGAACATTGGGCTCACGGTGTCGTATGAAACTTACCATTTGGACGTTGAGCGAGCGGAGAAAGCGCCTGCTTCACGAAACGACATCTTGGCGAAGAGGTTTGGAATTCCAATGGAAGGTCTGACTTACTTCTTCACGTACGAAGAGACGCTGATTCACCCAAGGCGGCAATTCTGGGGAATGCCATGCGCATTTGGCGCCGACCTTTCACAAGGTGACGACTTCTGTGCATTCACGTTCATGTTTCCTCTCTCGAACTACTCCTTCGGAATCAAGACTCGAAGTTACATCACTGATCTGACTCTTAGGAAACTTCCTGGAGCCATGAGGATCAAGTATGAGGAGTTCATCGCAGAAGGAAGTCTTCATGTTCTGGACGGAACTGTTCTTGACATGATGGAAGTCTACGAAGATCTCGAAAACTTCATCATGGAGAACGAGTATGACATTCGATGCTTCGGGTTCGATCCTTACAATGCGAAGGAATTCGTAGCTAGGTGGGAAGCGGAGAATGGACCATTCGGTATCGAAAAGGTGATTCAGGGAGCAAGAACTGAATCAGTTCCTTTGGGAGAGCTCAAGATTCTAGCTGAAGAGCGGAAGCTTTTGTTCGATCAAGACCTAATGTCATTCGCAATGGGCAACGCCATTACGTTGGAAGATACCAACGGAAACCGAAAGCTCCTGAAGAAAAGAGTTGACGAGAAAATCGACAACGTGTCGGCCATGATGGACGCCTACGTTGCTTACAAAGCCAACAAGGAGGCGTTTGAATGATTCGACATGAAAACGATTCGGGAGCATGAGGAGGTGATGTATGGCGTTACGAGATCGGATCAAGGGTTTTTGGAATGCGTTCAGGTTTAATGACCAAGTCGTTAGTCAAACGATTGTTGTCGAAAAGGGCTCTGGTTCTTCAGTTCGTCCTGATCGAACACGACTCAGGTATGGCAGCGAGAAGACCATTATCTCCTCGATCCTTACTCGACTCAGTATCGATGTTGCGGCGATTGACATTCGACATGTCGAATTGGACGATCAAGGTCGATATTTGAAGGACATGGATAGTGAGCTCAACAAGTGCTTCACTCTAGAAGCTAATTTGGATCAAGCTCCTCGAGCTTTCAGACAAGACGTCATCTTGACCGTCTTTGACGAGGGCAGTGCTGCGATCGTTCCTGTTGATACGATTGAGAATCCAACGACAGGTGAGATGTTTGACATCAAGACGCTTCGAGTTGGCACTATCAACACGTGGTATCCACGTCATATTCGGACCAATGTGTACAACATTGATCGTGGAGAACGACAAGATATTACGCTGGGTAAACGGTATGTAGCAATCGCCGAGAACCCATTGTATGCAGTAATGAACGAGCAAAACTCGACTTTGCAGCGACTTATTCGAAAACTGAACCTCTTGGACATTGTCGACGAGGCTTCGAGTTCTGGAAAGTTGGATCTAATCATCCAGCTTCCATACACGATTAAGTCAGAGGCAAGGAGACAGCAGGCTGAACAGCGAAGGGCTGACATCGAGCTTCAACTGAAGGGTAGCCAATACGGCATTGCCTACACAGATGGAACCGAGAAGATCACTCAGCTCAACAGGCCTGCTGAGAACAATCTCCTCAAGCAGGTTGAGTATCTAACCAACATGTTGTATGGACAGCTTGGTCTGACAGAAGAGATCATGAATGGCACAGCTACTGAGGCCACTATGATCAACTACTTCAACAGGACAATCGAGCCTCTCGTCACCATGATGGTTGAAGCAATGCAAAGGGCATTCATCGGCGACAGTCCAACTCGGCGTAAAGAGAGAATCAGATTCTTCTCCAATCCGTTCAGACTTGTTCCGGTAAAGGAGATGGCTGAAATTGCCGACAAGTTCATTCGAAACGAAGTTCTCAGCTCAAATGAGATCAGAGAATTCATGGGCCTCAAGCCTTCGACTGATCCAAAGGCTGACACACTCAGTAATCCGAACATGCCTCAACCAGAAGCAGGAGCGGCTCCAGTTCCAGGTCAACCAGCAGCACCAAGCGGTCCAGATTTCACAGAGATGGACTCGATCATGAATGATGTGTTGGGTGGACTTTCTTCGGATCTAGACAAGATGGCTCAGGGGTAAGTCATGTCGAACACTAAGACTTTCATCGATAAACTTTTGAGTCATGCTGCACCTGAGTTCTACGATGCGGCAAAGGCGCATGAATACTACCTTCGAACTCGAGAGTTGAAGGGTCGACAAGCTTCGTCAGGCTTAAAGACTCAAAAGAAGAAGGAAGCGTGGGAGTATTCAAAGTCGGAAATTGCAAAGGCCAAGAAAGAAGAACAAACAAAAGAGTCTGACGCCAAGAAAGCAGAGTACGACAAAATCCGTACGTCTGCAACTGCACAACGTCAGGAGATCGCTGCGAAACTTCAGAAGATCTTTGCCGACTTAACAGGGCAACGTAGAGCCGAAGGCGAATCGATCACCAAAGAGGCGAAAGGTGAACGAGACAAAGCCTCGGCAGACCACGAAGCCAAGATCAAGAAGATTGCCGAAGAAACCTCTCGAAAGCTAGCTGCATTGCCGACTGTCCCCAAAGGTGCTACTGCCCAACAGGCCGAAGCCATTAAAGCAGAACGTGCCCAAAAGCTAGAACAGATCCGTGGCGATTCGGGAAAACAAAGAGACGCTGTTAATGCCGAGTACAAAACGACCCTGGCTGGTATCACCAACACAGCATCCCAGAAAAGAGAGAGTGCTTCTGCGGACTCTGCCAGTAAGAAGCAGTCGCAACAAGAGTCAACAAGAGCTGAGCGAGACAAGGTTACTGCTCAAACTAAAGAGAGCATTGACACAGCTCGTAAATCTTACGAAGACAAGAAGGCTGCTTTGATTCAACGGTATGAAGAAGCCTCTCAAAAGGAATACGACGCCATCAAAACTACTGTTCGGTAGAACTGGAAAGGAACAGTCAAAATGGAAGCTGATTTCAGCGGCTACGCAACCAAGGCTGACATCAAGTGCTCCGACGGAAGAACCATTGTGCCTGGTGCCTTCAAGCATCAAGATCAATTGAGGGTTCCTCTCGTTTGGCAGCATGGACATGGCGACCCAGAGAACGTCCTCGGACATGCAATTCTCGAACACCGAGATGATGGTATGTACGCCTACGCTTACTTCAACGAGTCGGCAAGGGCAGTGCACGCACGGAGTCTCGTCGAGCACGGCGACATCACCAAGTTGTCCATTTGGGCAAACGAACTTGTTGAGCGGGCAGGAAGGGTTCTTCACGGCGCAATCCGTGAGGTCAGCCTGGTTCTGTCTGGAGCCAACCCAGGAGCGGTCATTGAGAATGTCACGATTCGGCATTCCGACGGCGATGAGACTCGTCTCGATGACGAAGCGATCATCCAGACCGGTCTCGACATCGAGCATGAACAGCTTGTTCACGCTGACGAAGATGGAGCAGCAGATGATGAGGACGGTAAGACCGTCCAGGACATCTACGAGTCCATGACTGATGAGCAGAAAGACGTCGTTCACTACATGGTCGGCCAGGCACTCATTGCTGGCGACACTGCTGATGGTGAGGACGAGGGTTCTGCAAAACAAGACAACGTCGGCGAGGCCGATGATGACGACACACTTGCTCACGACGACACCAACAAGGAAGGTTCAGACATGACCGCACGCAACATCTTCGAAAGCGGTTCGAAGAAGGAAGGGGCCGATCCACAGGTCGTCCTCTCTCACGCCGACATGGAAGGAATTCTCGCTGATGCGACGAAGTCCGGCTCGCTCAAGGCTGCAGTCGAAGCGTATGCTGCGACTCACCTCGAGCACGGCATCAACCAGATCGATGTCCTCTTCCCTGAGGCTCGTGCACTCACCACGGCACCGGAGTTCTTCACTCGCCGTCAAGAGTGGGTCAACTCCGTTCTGAATGGGGCAAGCAAGAGCCCGTTCAGCCGGGTGAAGACTCACTGGGCCGACCTCACGTACGACGATGCTCGTGCGAAGGGTTACATCACCGGCACGGAGAAGCAGGAGGAGTTCTACGGAACTGCTCGGCGTGAAACCGCTCCGCAGACCATCTACAAGAAGCAGAAGCTCGATCGTGACGACATTCTCGATGTCACCGACTTCGACGTCGTGATGTGGATGAAGGGCGAGATGAGGCTCATGCTCGACGAGGAGCTCGCTCGTGCGATTCTCCTGAGCGATGGTCGCACCGTTCCGGACCCGGACAAGATCCTCGAGGACCGGATTCGTCCGATCGCCAAGGATGATCCGCTGTTCGCCATTCAGGTGCTTGCCAACTTCACAACTGGTGGCGCAGAAGCTGTCATCGACGCCATTCTCTCGTGGAGGTCGAAGTACCGTGGAAGCGGTGTTCCGACGATGTTCACCAGCGAGGCGTTCATTTCGGCTGTCATGCTCGTCAAGGACACTCAGGGTCGGCGCATCTACAGCTCCATCGGAGAGGTTGCCAGCATTCTTCGGGTGAAGGACATCATTGCGGTCGATGTCTTCGATCCGGCAGCTGGTTCTCCGTTGGCGATCATCGTCAACATGGCCGACTACACGATCGGTTCCGACAAGGGCGGCAACGTCACGCTGTTCGACGACTTCGACATCGACTTCAACCAGTACAAGTACCTCATCGAGACCCGGGTCTCTGGTGCTTTGACGAAGCTGAAGTCCGCACTCGTCGTTCGTCAGGGCACGTTCGTTGCTCCGCCTCCTGGAACGGATCACATCATCGTTCCGGAGCCGCCGAACGCTCGTCAGAGTGTCCCGCCGGTCCACGGATCGCTTCCTGACGACTCAACTGTCGTCGTTGAGGACGTTTCCTCCAAGAGGTCCAGCAAGTCCGATTGACCAGAAGGAGTAGTGATGGCTCGATTTTACGGAGAGGTAGGGTACGGAATCTCGGAAGAGAATCCTCCTGATGCCGGCGTTTGGGTAGATCAGATCACAGAGTTTCCGTATACCGGAGATGTGATTCGAAATACTCGGAAGTTGGAGGACGGAGAAAGCCTGAACAACGACATTTCCGTCGGTAATTCGATCAGTATTGTTGCTGATCAGTATGCCATCGAGCACTTCTTCAGAATCAAGTACGTGAGATGGATGGGTGTGCTCTGGACTGTCACAAACGTGGAGGTCCGGAGCCCCCGTCTCATCCTTAGTCTCGGGAGTGTATACAATGGCCCAACGCCTTGAACTTCACCAAACGTTCCTGACGATGGTTCCAAACGTGTACTTTCAACCACCTCCTTCGGTGCAGATGAAGTATCCGTGTGTTGTGTACCATCGAGACTATAAAAACACCGAATTTGCGGATGGCATGCCGTATGCGAATCGCAAACGCTATCAGGTGACTGTCATTGACATCGATCCTGATAGTTCTATTCCTGATCAAATT